GGTTACTGCTCTGCAGCTTACTCTACCATGGCAAACGCGCAAGCCTGGAAAACTGTAACAATTTGTAATAATTATATTTTTAGTTGGTGAGAATTTGCTATATTTAGGGGGATTCTCCCTGTCTCGGCTCTGTACCCTGCCAGAGCCTACGATCGCCCATCCTGGCCACGGTTCAACCTAACCTAGGGGAGAGGCCCCTTAGAAGCGATCCTAGGGGCCTCTCCTGCAGTGCTACGGGACGGCAGGGATGGCCCACCACGGAAGCCAGTGCGTATCTGCGCAAGTGGGAGAATCTAGCAGTTGCCAGCAAATTTGCCCGCAATCGTTAGCACCATACCAGCACTTGCCCTCAAAATTGTAAGCATCTGCGGGAGGGTTGCGATCAGTTAATGCAGTGGGAATTAGGGGAGTCATGGGTTAATTGCAGGCTTGGGAAACTTGCCAGTGGTAACGGAGAAAAGATGGCCGGGATAGTGTAGCCGTAGCGTCCGAGCGTGAGAGTGAGCGTCCGCCAGACTAGGGCAGGAATTCTCTACAACGTAGGGCAACTCCCAGCCTGTTAAATTATAGTTTGGCACGTAGCACCACACTAGAAACTGGTCGAAATAAAGCTCCCTTTGAATAGTCGAAGCCATGGCGGCAATTAGTAAATTGGAACGGCAGAGTAGACAGGCCCGGCTAATTGAAGCCGGGCAATGATGCGACGGTTAGCCCATACAGAACGCCTCTTTTTGTGCGTCAGTGTAATTAATGCCATGCGGCAATTTGAATCTCAGGCCGACAATTACGTAACCTGCAGGATCGGCCGGCCGATAATCCGTCAGGTCACCGTCAACCACTCGGAATTTGCGATTGCCAAGATAAGCAAGCGATGGCAAGTCACGCCCTCTCTTGACGTTAAAACAAGCGGCAACATTGACCCCGGCAGTGATAGCTGACGCGGCTAATTTATGGTTGGCTGAATTACCGTGGCCGTCATAACTGAACGTCAGGTGATAGCCTATTCTTTTGCATTCTGCCCAATTGTGCCTGATCTTAGTGTAATCGTAAAATTGCACGCTATCACCGCCACAATCTTTTAGCTTGTGGTTAAAAATTTCCATTATGTTACGCTTGCCAATCGGCAGAATGGCACCAAATTTAACGCGGCAGAATGCAGCAAATTCCGCGTCGATTGTCACGTCGATTGTTTCCCATGGGATGTCGCTAGTTCCATTCAACCGGATGGCAATATTCTCTCCCTTGTGCAAATTCTGCTTGGGCAGAATTGCCATAATGAGCAACTTTACAAAGGACTCCGGGCTGTAGAAGTAGGCTAAGGTTCGGCGAATTCTCATCGTTTGCTTTCCTCCCATGTGCACAAGATTTCCCGCGAAATGCAGGCAAATTGCCCTGCAATTTCCAGCACCTGGACACACGTTGTGTCCGCTGATATCAGCCGGTGCTAGGTGGAGGATATAAGTCTGGATTGCCGATTTCTCAGTCTTCGGATTGACGCTAAGAATTTCCCGGTAATTAATGGCAAATTTCTCACACAGTGTGGCAATTGAGGCGGGAGACTTGGCACGGGAATTAATGGCAAGCATGGTCGGAATTGCAGGATGGTAAGGTTGAAAATTGAGAGAATTAACGGCCGTTAATTTTCAGTAAGCAAGCATCGACGCCGAAACCATACAAGCGACAGTAGGTGAAATTTCTATGATCCTCAATTGCCAGACTGACAACAAATAACGCAACAATTGGACCAAGGCAGATTGCCGCGATCACTGCGGCACCACGGGCTGACGGCAGGAAACTCATAATCAATTGCAAGGTGGTAAAGTTAAAGAATTAGATGTTAGGACTGACCGGACAGCTTAAGATTCTGGCGCGTCAGTCTAGTTCCAAATTGTTTAGCAAATTCCGCAAATTCAGAATCTGACAATTGGTCGGTATCAAAGAATTCGTCTGTAACCTGATAATCATCTAAGATGTAGCAATTTGAAGCACTGAGAACTGTCCCAGACGTAGCGCAGACAATTAGCATTGGAAATTTCAAGCGGTGGGTAGGCCGTCGGCGTCGCCGCCGTCGGTTCCCACACTATGGGCCGCCATGGCGTCAACCGCCACAGACTAGGGTCAATTTCTAAACTGTCCGCAGACTGCCGACGTTGCGCTGCCTGGTGCTACCGGCCACAGTGCTAGGGAACCGCTGGCCCATGGCAGCGAAAATTGAACCGCGCACGTGCGCGGGATGATGCCATGAGACAGGCGACAATCCGCCCCATCGTTACAATTATTTACAACGGTTCGCCAATGGGGAATAGGATGTATCGGCGGATACAACGGTTCGGCGATCAGAATTAAGAATTAAATTCCGGTGAGAATCCTTAAGGCAAGGTGAGAATCCTTAAGGCAAGATGAGAATCCTTGGAATTTGGCGAAACTTAAGGCAAGGTGAGAATCCTTGAAATTTGGCGAGAATCCTTGAAATTTGGTGAAACTTAAAATTTGGTGAGAAAACTTAAGGAAAGGTGAAAATCCTTAAATTGACCTTCGTTTGATACGCCTCCAGCCGGACCCGATACGCCTCCAGCCGGATCCAATACAGTTCCAGCCGGATTCAATACAATCCTGGCCGGATCCATTCTTGCTTCAAACACAATGCCAACCCTCTGCATTTCTAGCGGCTTCGCAAGCTGCATCCTGGCTCTTGAAAGGCCCTCCAATGCCTTCCCCATCGTCTTGGTGCCAGTACCAGCCTTCTAGCAGCTCAGTGCCCTTGCAGCTCTCTTCACAAAAGAACTCAACTAATAGCATCAGCCGTTCCCCCATTGGTCTGCCATGGCTTGTGCAATGCCTTTGTAAGTGGCACTGCGAAGCTTCCAACGATCTTCACTAGGGCTAAGTTTGTTCTGCCCACTTGGAGTTTGATTGCTCCATCTACCGCTACTTGGCAAGGGTAAAATATCTGTGGGAATAAGAGAAGGAAGATTCTTCAGCCAAAGACAAGTGCTCTTGGATTCTGGGTGGCCGAATTGCCAAGGTTGAATAATTTGATTAGGCTTACGAATGCGAGAAGAAATTATGCTAATAGGATTTTCTAGGGCAATCTTTTCAATGGAAGCACCAAGAAGCAAGCGCACGAAATCAAGAGCTTCGGCTTGTTCTACTTGCTTGTCTTTGAACCATCGTGCTCCACTCACAGCTAAATGAGTGCAAGGTGGATGTGCAATCATTAAATCAAAACCATCTCCCAAGATGTTGCGCACATCGCCTTGATAGTGCGGGCCAGGGGTGTCAGAGGGGAGCAAATCGCAGCTAATGGCTTCATGGCCTTGTGCGAGGAAGGCGTCTCTGACAGTGCCGGAGTATTCACAGGCAATGAGAACTTTCATGATTACCAGTGTCCTTTGAAAATGAGGGTCCAATCAGGACTGTTTTGTTCAAGCCAGTGAAGTTGATCCACTTCACGCTTAGGCCAGTCAGCTTTGTCAGTCATGATGATGGCTTCACAAAGGCCAGCACGATAGATTTCAGGGCTGTCGTAAGTGGCGCTTTCTACCACTGCATCTTCAACCATGGCATGCACCTTGATGGCTTCAAGCTCATCATCGTACATCCACCAGTCAATGGAAAGAACTGTCATTGCATGAAAGCGGAGAGACGATCAAAGCGAGCCTTGGATGGAGCCCTGGTGGCGTCAGGACGCCGCAGCACGTAGCTGATGGGAGAGCATTGCATGCCGCCTTCCCCATCGCTCTCAGCCTCGCTCTCAGCTTCCCAGAAGCCTTTGCACGTGCCCTTGGCATCGAAGAGGCCGATAAGTTCCTCTTGGTCTTCCATGGCGAGCCTGCAATGGAAGATCACTTCCTTGAGCGAAGTTGCTTGATACTTGCCTCTGCTGGTTCCGAAATAGGGGCCGTTGTCCGTGTAGGTGCGGATGGTGTGCATGGTTGGTTCGATGGGGAAAGAGATTAGCAGGAAGGAAGCTTGTCAAGTTGATTGCCGAAGCATGTCCAGCCCTGCCTGCGACGACGAGCGAAGTATTC